AGACATCGTTCCGCCATCGTCCTTCGCGGCAGTGGCCTTGATGTACTCGACAAGCGCGCTGCCTTCTTCCGGGATCGAACCAGTCGGCGGCCCGGTAACGGTTCCGGTTCCGGGGATCGACATCTTGGTACGGATGTCTTTCTCGATCTCCTCGCGCATCTTGGCTTCGTTGTTCTTCCCGCGCTTTTCGGAGATGTACTGGTCGTAAGCCTTGTCCGGGAGCAAATTGCCAAGCTGGTTCTCGTGAATGAACTTCAAATAAGCCACGCGATCGAACGGCTCGTGGAACTCCTCGCGGTGCCGCATTGCGATATCGTTCACGCTGAAAATGTATTCCATCGTGGCCGGAAGGGTTTCCTTAAGGAAGGTGTCGCGCTGTTTGCCAGCTTCCTGCAAAACGATTTCCATCAGCTTCGATTCGGACACGAACCCCATGCCCTTCACGCGCTCTTCCACCGCTTTTGCAAGTTCGGCCTGGTCCACGACGCTACCCTCGCTCCCCTTGCCGCTAGCCGCAGCCGCGGACAATTCGGTAATTTTGGCTTCGAGCTTCTTCTTTTCTTCGAAGAGACTGTCCCGCTCCGCTTGAGTGGTTTTTGCCTTTGTGAAAATCGGTTCCGTTTCTGCCCACCACTTCTTGTTCTTGTCCACTAGCTCAGTGGCCTCTTTGGTTTTGTCATCAGCCGCCTTAACCTTCGCGTCGTAATCGGCCTTCAATTTATCGTTAGCTTTTTTGGCCTCGTTCATCATCCGATCGTAATCGGACTGGCGAAGGTATCCCTCTCGAAGAATCTTGTGCCGCGTGGACATGGCGAGCAGGGAATTCCTGTCTCCCTCGTCCGTGATCGTCGCAATCAATTCGTCAAAAGCATCTGGCATTTACTTGTCCTTTCTCCAGGCTGCGGTTGGCTTCCCCGAAGTGCTGGGGCTGCGCCTCACCTTCATGGAGTTACTACCCAGGGAAACCGGGCGCCGTAGCACCCACCTGACTTCCATCCGGAGGCTTGGTCGCCACTGGCCCACCGGCCGTTTGGCCGGCGCCTGCAGGCGGCCCTGCATCGGGATTACTCTTCGCGACCTGATCGACGCCCATCCGCATAATCTCGATCATGCGCTGCGCAAATGGGGCAAAAGCCTCTTCGGTCTTGCCGATTTGCTCGAGCGATTTTCTCAAGATTTCGGTCTGCGCCAGGAAGGCGCCTTTAGGATGGGCTGCATAGCTCTTGTCGATCGCGTTCTTGCTCTGGTCGTCCACGCCCGGCGTACCACCACCGCCCTGTGCGGCGCGCGCGGCAATCCCCTGAGCGACACTTGCCAAGGGAGCGCCTTGCTGACCGGTAACGCTCGGCGGTTGTGGCGGTGGACCGCCAACCATCGGTGAAGCTGGACTTGCCATTGACCCTCAAACGTCCAGATATGGACGGTTAGATTTTCTCACCGGCGCCGTGATCTTCCCGCGGCGTCTTCGTATTCACGCTCGTGCCGTTATCGGTAGTAAGCGGGGCAACGGTTCCAACCTGTATGTACTCGCCCTTCGAAACGCCGAAAACCACCTTGCTATCTTCGCCGTGGCCTTCGTATTCCTTGCTCATCGGTGTTTTCTTTGTAGCCATTTGTTACCTCCAAAAACTGGGATCCTAAAAGCCAAAACGCACAGAGTTAGCGGCTTTCCTTACGACCCTTCTCGCCGCGGTGAAGAGAGCGCTCACGCTTGCCGTGGCGCTTGTGCTCTTTCTTCTCTTCGCGCTTGTGCTCTTTCTTCTCTTCGCGCTTCTCTTCTTCGTGTGCCATTTCAATTACCTCCCAGAAGTTTTCCGTCCGGACCTCGAACGGCCTTTCCTGCGCGCGTTGCTAAGAGAAATCGCCACAGCTTGCTTTTGTGGTCTTCCCTCTTTTACAAGTTGCGAAATATTGCTACTGACGGCTGCTCTCGAATTTCCCGGCGTTAGCGGCATTCAGCGACCACCGCCTCGCTTTGATTCCCGACCCTTGTGGCGCCAGGTCTTGGCAATCTTCGCGAAGCGCGCTTGCTCACCAGTAAGCCCACTATCGTTGTAATGCTTACTGGCAAATTCTTGATTACTCTCGCCAGCACGATTGGCTTTCTTGGTAAGCGCCCCCGGCCGTTTGACAGGCTTAAAATCTTTGTGCCTTTCAGCCATGTCGTCTCCAAATAAAAAAAGCCCGCCAACAATCTTCTGTTAGCGAGCCATTGAAGTCGGCCCTTTCGGGACTTCAATCCGAGCTCAAATTACCAGGTCGCGTTCATCTTGCAGAACGTACAGATTAAACGTCAACAACTAAAATCACTTATAGACCTTTTTTGTAACCGAGTCGACGCCAACAGGAACCCCGTCGCGGAAATGAATCGTCAAAGATCCAGACTTTTTTGTGCCTTGAGTATCACCAATCAAGAAAAACGCGCACTCAAAAGCCTCGCGCGGAAGTTCGATATCAACTCCATCCAAAGACAATTTCGCCGGCATCGGCTTTATGCTAGGCATTGGTCAATTGCGCCGTTCCTTCCGGTGGATTCTGGTCGCTCGACAGCAATTTAACAATCATCTGCGCGAAAGGATTTTGCTGCTGCTGAAGCATCGCTTGTGCAGCCATTAAGATCGTACGCTGCTTTGCTGCCGTGTCAGCCTGGTCCATCGCTTCTTTCTTCAGCCGCATCTCGACTTCAGGGATGTTAATGCCCATATCCAACCCCTCGATCAACGTGCGGCGATCGATGTCCTTCATCATGCGCAAACGCTGCAATGTGGCCGCGCGCTCCACGCGATTGATGTTTAGCAGCGAGCCGCTCTGAATCAGGAACACAAATCGGCGCGCGAACTCTTCTGGTTTCGTACCTTGAGGGATAACACTTCCTGGATTCCAATCGAAATCTTCGAACGTGAGCGCTTCTTTACCGACCATGAACATTCTGCGCTTCATGCTGTAAAACTGGAAAACGTTGGAGATCGTTTGCTGTCCAAGGGTGCGCAAAAACCCCTCGATATTCTTTCCCTTCAGCCGCAACGGGGTTTGCTTCGAATCTTTAATTTGGTCGAGCGTGTCTCCGCTCGGAACCTGATTCTTTCTTACCGCTTCGTCGACGGCCGCAATGCCGGAAGATTGATCCATTTCCCGCGCAGCCATAAGCAAAACTTGCAGGACGAACGATGGCAACTGAGGCTGGGGAACAAACTGCGGCTGGTGCGGTGAAAGCGCGCTATAAACGCCTTTCGCGCCAGGCATCGACCAGTCGATGCTGTTCAAGTGCGCATCGCTAAAAGCGTTCTTCGGCGCCAAGAATCCTGGGTTCACGGCCTTCTTGATCATGTCCAAGATGCCAGCCAAAGTGTTGTTGATGATGTCCTGCAACGGAATCAGCGGCCGAAGTTCGGACACTCCCAAGAATTGCCACGGCACCGCATTCAAACGAAGGGCTTCGAACGGATACATCCCGTGCCAATAAGGGTTTGGACCGTCGTAAACGACGTAATTCTTTTCTCCGCCCGTACAAATCACGCGCCCGCGAGGATAAAGAAGTTCATTCGGCTGCGCTATGTAAGACCAATTCGTTGTCGGATCGCCCATCACAACAGGCACATTCGACGCGTTAACAGTCCAATCCTTGAACCAAAACTCGCGATAGCGAGCGACTGGAAACACGGTCTGAAAGGATTTCTCTGGACGTCCTACCATGCGCTGCATCTGCGGAGAAAGAACCTCAAAAAGAACCTGTGGGATGTGACCCGGCGCCTGGGAAGGAAGCGAATAACGCGAGAGATCCATGTCGGCTTTAACCATCGAGCCAACAAGGGGGAATTTCCTACGGAACCAACTCAACGGCTTCGCTTGCTCCAAAATCACCATCTGCGAAGACTGAAGATCCGTCGTCGGCTTTAACGGCAAAACCTCAGTCGGACCAAGATACAAAATCTCAAAATCACCTTCTCCGCCGCGCAACTCCGGATTCCATTGAAGCTTTCCGTACCCCGTACAGAGAATCGAATACAGGATGATCATCGCCAAGCTAGATTCGCAATTCGATTCCGTCCACCACGCCCGCGTGACCTTGTTGATCATATTGGCGTGCTTGTCGTAATCCGGATTCGTGGCTTTGATTTCAAAGACCGGCCGGATGTCGGTGAGAGTGGCAACCAATTCCCAAACGAGGCGCCAGATGCGGTTGTTTACAGGAGATGTGCGATAGGAAGGACGAGCTCCCGGCCACTGCTTTCCGGTAATGTACTCAATGTACTGACCGCCACGGCGGATATCGTCGTTCTGGTTCATGTCGAACTTCGCTTCCTCGTAAGCGCCGCTCAACCAATATCCAATCTGTTGCCGGTAATCGTTAACCTTGTCGCCGGTACCGTGGATGATCTGCTCTCCGCCAGCGTCGGCGATATTCGGCGTCAGTTCTCGAGGAAGGAAATTCGAAGCCATGTTTTAGAACCAGCCCTGCTCTAACGCATAAAGAATGGTTTCCTGCAAATACGGCACAACTTTCTTGCCGTTGAAAGTCGCCCTCTCGACAAGCTTTGCGACTATTTCGGGCTCAAAAGCCAAAGTGATTCCACCAATCACAACTTGCTGACCACCACCGCCAGCCGCGGCACGCGCGTCCTTCAGGTCCGATAGTGCTTGAACCTTCTCCACGTTCAAAGCGAAAACCATCCCAGCTAACTCATCGGAGTAACGAGGCTTCTTACCAAAAACGTCCTCCATCTTCTTTGCCGCTCGGTGATCCACAACAAAAGAGTCAGGCTCCAAGAGACTCCCCATCACGGAAACGACAGCCCCCTCAAGCTTTACGCCAAACCTTTCTCGAAGTTTTGTCAGCGCTTCTCCGTTGATCGGAATCGTGAGCGTTGCGGCGCCTTCTGGCGGCCTCTTGACAGGCGGAATAAAAGTCAGCATCCGTGGCTTCATTGCCATCAATTCTTCGGTATCCCGAAACTTGTGCCCCCCGGCATCACAGTAATACTCGTTTCTCCCCTGCACGTTTTTGAGGCGAATACCTTCAACCCCCTTTTTCGCGCACTCCGGGCACTCCAAGTTGCTCGTCACTACTTCAGGCATAAGATTTCCTTTCTAAAGAAGCTTCCACTGATCTTCTTCGGGCACATCGGAACGAATCTGCGAAGTGGTCATATCTGTCGGCAAACCAAGCTCGCTGGGCAACTGTGCTTTCCCTGGCGGAAGGTTCTTCTTCCTCGACCCCTCGAAAGCCGGCGCGTAATCGGTGTTGATGTAATCCTCTCTCTTCCTTTTCCGGATCGTCTCTTCGTCCTCTTCCTCCGATTCGGTCTTGTCCACGCCCCAATCCATATCGTGCGGGCAGAAAATACAAATCATCCCGGACATTACACGGTCGTCGTCGGTCCCCTGACCCTCATACCTTCGCTCTCCCTCTTCCCTAGCGAAGTTCCGCATTTCCTCAATCATAGCCTCGCTGCGAATTATAATCGTCCCGTCGCTGATGCTCTCCCGCATCTTTGTGATGATCTGACCGCGAGTCTTGGAATTGGTGTACCAGCCCATGAAGTCGGAGAAGTAATTCTTGATCTTGTCGTAGTGCTTCCACCGGAACATATTCGGGTATTCGATCACACGCAACAATTGGTTGTTGGTCGTTCCGCCAACGTCGTTGTTGCACTCGACGGCGATTTCAGCGGTGTTGTAATAAAAACCAAGCCCAGCAAGAACGGAAGCGTACGGCGTTGGGTTGATTAACCCATGCCATTCGGCGACCTGTTCGTCTTTTTTCATTCCTTTGCCGATCTTGAAAACCTGGGCACAAGAATAATTGCCACCCAGAATTCCCTGGGCGACGTCGGCTCCGATAGAATATCTTTCCCCAGCTATCGGTTTCTCCCAGATGTGAAGCCTTGATCCGTAGTTTTCTTGCGGCGGAATAAGCGTGTTCCTGTCAACCTTGCGCATGGCCTTTAGGTGAGGCCGAAGCTTTCCGTCTTTTTCTCGGTCCAAATCAATTTCACCAAACAAAATCGGAGGGCAACACTGCGTCTCGAGCATTGTCTGAAGCTTCCTTTTGTCAAAAGCACACAAACCACTGCCCTGAAACGCCTCGAGCCATGTGGCGCCCGGATACTCCTGATAGAATCCCCATTCTTCCCCATCAGCCGCAATGAACTCGTTGATCTTGTCTCGACGCCACTTGAGTTGCTCGTCAGCCAAATCAAAGTTTGCTTCTTTCTTAACCTTCCCGCGAAGCGCAACCTCTTCCGGCGTAAGCTCAAATTTCTCGCCGGCCGGAATTGAAGTCGAATATTTCTTAACCCGGAAAAACTCAATGAAAACTGGTTGCCAGTCGGTCTTTCCCTCCATCGCCGACTTCCAAAACCTGTACCAAAAACCAACGGTTCCGCGCGCCGTAGACTCCATGATTGCCAATTCATCAGGTGCGTTCATGGTCGGGAAAAGGTTCTCGGTCAAAATCGAGGCATTGTCCCATTCACTCAACTCGCTCATGTGAACCGCACGGATAGTTTTTCCAACGGCAGCACCAGTCATTTTGTTGGCCGCATCGACGAAAATCTGCGATCGCAATCCAGGACTCATCATGCGCTCAGTAGGATCCTTGCGATCGAAGACCATATACCTTGACTTGGCTTCGTAACGGGTTTCTGGCCGCATCCACCACGGCAAACTTTCGTACGCCGTACGAGACATGCTAAAGAGATAGTCGGCTTGTCCAGGATCCTGCGCGATGATCAAAGTATTACAACTAGGCGTGAAAATCGTTTTGTGGAAAGTAAGCGCTTGGCAAATTGTGGACAGGCCAAGCTGACGCGCTTTCAGAACGATAATGCGAACCGGTTTCCCTGCAATTTGAATCTCGAAAACTTTTTCATAGAAGATTTCTTGACTATCCCACCAAGGATGGAGAACTTTGTGGCCTTCATATTCCGAAGCGATAACGTGGTAATTTTCAGCGTAGTAGCGGAAGTTTGAAACACATTTCTCAATCTCGCCGTCGATGAAAACTAATTCGTGCGGAGTAAGAAAGGTATACGCCAGCCGGAAATCGCCATTGGCCTTCTCGATATGGCGATCCAGCAATTCGAGCGCATCGTCCAGATATGGATCTTTGCGATTAAGGCGCACTAGGGAGACTCGTTGCCGTCCCCCTCCACCGCAGTAGCTTCGATGACAGTTCCGCCGCCAGCACGTCGAGCCTGAATATCGCGCAAGCGGCTTTCGAAACTGTCTCTCGAAGATGAAGATTCGTTGTTGACCGTCACCCCAATGCCCAAATTGATCGGCGCCCCCTTGTCCTTCTTCCCCATGATGGAGGCAATCCGACCAGTATTAGCCTCGAAACACCGAAGCTGAGTATCGTAATCTGGCTCCTCGCTCGCCAGTTCCAACGTCTTTTCACCTGTATCCGGATCGCTGACTTCCGCAAATACCTTCTTTGTGGCCGTGAGCGCGCCCTCGAGCGCCTTGCGCTCCAACTCCAAAACATCCAAAAACATCTTCACTTCGGCATTCTCGAGCGCTGGAACGCTGAATATCGCGTCGTGCGTCTGCACCATGGCGATCGACTTCTTGACATCCTCCATGGAACAGTTATCTTCCGTGGCGATCGCGTCGAGCTTCGAACCATTCCGAAAGCGCGTCAACCGATAACGATGAATCGGCTCTTTGTCGACGTTGCGAATCTTGTCACGAACCGCAAGCGCGTCGCGCTTCGTCGTAACCGCGGTTCTGCCCTTTCCTCGCATCTACGATGACTCGCCGGCGCCCTTCATGCTCTCCAAGGGAATTTCTTCGCCGGGCTCCTCGTTGACTTTGACTCCCATTTTCTTGGCGAGCTCTTCCACTTCTTTCCTGTAAGCGTTAGCTTCATCGTACGCAAGGAAATCGCTTTGATCTCCGCCGCCGTTTTTGGCGCCAGCGTCCTTGACGACAGCAAGATAGAATTTCCCGGTCACTTGGGCGAGAATCCCCATCTGAATAAACATCTTCTCGCCAAGCGGGATCATCTTTTCGCACGCAGCAAAGGCTCTCGAAAGCTGCGCAATGGATTGCTGTAACGTCGAAACCGCTGCGGGAATTTGTTGCAAAACCTCAAGGGATTCTCTGGTCTTCTTGGTTTCCTCGGCGAGAACAGCCATCTGCTTCCGCGCAGCACTGAATTGAAGAAGCGTAATCACGCAGAAAGCCGTGAGCGCGGCAATACAAAAACCAAGCAGAACCCCAAGAGCGGTTTCCATTAACCTTCCTTCTTGGCCGGAACAATGGGATTGTCCGGATCTTCAACAATCCACATTCCGTCGAAAACCGGGCTAGCTGGATTCGTCTGCGGACAAATGATGTCGTTCGGCCGAATGATGATGTTGGCGATCTGCAAAACCTGATCGTCGCCACGCTGAATCACAAGCCCTTCGCTATTATGTACGGCCGTAATCTCGGCCTCGATCGATCGATTGATGTGAAGAACAACCTTCCGGCCAACCTTGAACGGCCGGCCCTTCCTGTCACAGAGAGGCACTTTCTTCTCCCTTCCGCCTTAAACAGCCGCCAAACACGGCCTTGAAACGATGAACTTTCTCGACGTCCGGGCTCTCGAAATCAAGCAGCGCGCGCACTTCCTCTGGAACATACTCGACCGCTTCCAAGAAAAACGGCTTCGGCCGACGTTCCGGAACGATCGCCACGCGACCCAAAGCCGACTCGATGATCAAAACAGCGCCGCCCTCACGCTTGAAGTTATGGATGTCCTCATCGAGAATGTCCAGACCGAGCATTACTTCGACTGGACTGTGGCCAGCGCCTTCTTGTCATCTTTCTGGCTGACGCTGATATCCACCTTCCGGATCCACGGCAAATTCGGCGCCTTGTATCCTTCTGGTGGCTTCCGATACAAATTCGTGAACGTACTGCCGTAAGCGTAATCGAAACTGGCCACAAAACAGTACTCACACGCATCGCAGTAATATTTTGTGCCTACAATTTTCCCGTTCTTCTGACACTCGATCTCGAGCCGCATCTGATCGCCACACTCGCTGCAAATCATCAGCGGCACCTTGATCGGGGCAAAACCTGGAGCCTTGGACATTGGATCTCCTAACTTTGGTCAAGCTGTTCGAGATTTTCTTCCGTTCCGGACGGCGGTGGGGCGACGAATGAACTTTGAGCTTCTTGGTTTTCTGGCTGGGCTTCCTGTTGTGCTGGCACCGCGGTCGTCCTCGGCTTCGCCACGCGAGTTTTCTTCAGTGGCCTGATCAATTCCTCAAGTGTTCCGCCGCACGCCGTACACATGATTTTCTGGTCGGTCGGAACAAGACATCCAGCCTTCGAATCCCAAACATGAGTGGCGAATGTCTCAAACTTATGCCCGACATTACTGCAAACAACTGATCGGATCTGTTGATCCCACATAATTCCCCTTTCACTGTTTCAATTTTGACTCAGGATCTCGAAACTCCTCGACGTTTATTTCCTGCGGCTTAATCTGATGCCGACAACGAATCATCAAATCCACAAAATCGCCGATCGTCGCTGGCTCGATTTTCAACTTCCCCGTCTCTTCGTCCTCCGTATGCCGATGCAAATTCGTGTAGATACCGCCAATTGAGAATTGTTTGCCCTTGTCTTCCACGTTCGGAAACGCGCAGACGATGAAGGTAATATCAGGTTCGTCCCGCAGCACTGACGCGGCGAGCTCGCATTTGGACTGGAAGTGTTTGGGAGAAATTGGCTTGCTCATTGGCCTTCGTCTTTTCTAACACACGGAACCTTAAAACAGCAAGCGTATTCCTCTTTCGCGGCCCTTCTAATTGCCGAAGGTCGTCCATACACCGGAGAATGTTCACGAACTGTGCCGGATCGACTCTGTGTATCAGCCCGGCGACCTCGCGCATGAACTCATCGTTTTTCACGATGCACATGTTTAGCGTCAAAATATCGTGAACTGTGATCCCGAGGGCGTCAGCCACCTTGAACAGAAAATCGAGCCTTAGCTTGTAATAGCCCTTCTCGACCCGATAAACGTAATTGCGCTTCACTCCAATCAGCGAAGCCGCTCCGTTCATTCCCAGGCCGTACATATAGAAAATTATTCTAAGATTCGAAGTGACTCGCCGAACAGCATCCCCGTACTGCAACGGGAAAATATGCTTCCGAATCACCCGCTCCGCGAGCGTAACAACGGGCAGCACAAGCACGCAATTGCAGCGGCGACACTTCCCACTATTGAGCTTGAACTGGTTCAACTTGCAAAGCCGACACCGCACCACTTCACGTTCAGCCGGATCCACACTCCCTTCCCTCTGCCCTGGAAATCTTAGCCACGCAGCCAAGCTTTCCAGTATTGCTCTTCTTGCTCAGAAATCGCGAGAGCGATACGCGCATCCTCGGTAGAACCGTCAGAGGCATCAAACTCCTCGCACAGACATCCAAGAACCGCACACATTCCAAAATGGTCGTCGACGTGATGCCCGCATTTGCAAATTTCGCTCATGCGAGAAAGATGGTGTCGCTGTTAATGAAATCGGAATACGGTGTGATGATCGTCTGAAGGAAACCGCAAAGTGGACAGCACGCGAGCGCGGAAGAAACAGGAGGGTCGCCAATCCCTTGCTGGCGCACATCGTACGCCGTGATGGAATGGCCGCAGCCGGGATAATACCGGCCGTTCATTTCGTCGGTGGTTTGCTGCGGGAAGGTCGGAGTACCTATGCCGCCAGGCTGAGTGTACTCACGCTGCTGCGGTGTATTCGGGATCTGCTGGCCAATTACTGGGTCTGCCATACGGCGAGTTTACGCTTGTCCATATATGGACAGCAAGGGATTTGGCTCCGGGGAAAGGATTCAAACCTTTATCGATCGCTTCAGAGGCGATTATCCTGTCGAATTAGACGACCCCGGAATTGAAAACCCGGTGATTTCGCTCACCGGGAAGCGCCTCGCTAGCCGTTAGGCCGCGAGAGGTAGTTCCATTTTGTTGTCAGTTCTTTTTGTTTTACAACCGCAACAGCATTGGCTCGACTGGGGGATACCCCATGAAATCATCAAAAGCTAGCGTGCTTTTCCAGATATTCAGCGGCCAAACGACACAACACTGGATCATCACACAAAAACCCAATCGCCACATTGCACTTGCGATGGATGAATTCTCTTATCTTGCCACCATGCCGATGATCAAGAACTGGATCGGTGCCACATCGAAGATTACCTGCAAATGGCTTCTTACATACTGCGCAAATATTATTCTGCGCTTTCAACAAAGAACCATATTCAGCCGCACTGATGCCGTATTTTCGTTTAATCTTACTGTTACGTCTCCACTCGCGAAATTTAATTCTATGGGTATTTCGATAGTTTTTAAACCATTCCGGATTGTCTCGCGCCCATTTTGCCGCACGCGCCGCATCTTTCTTCCAATAACCAGGATGCCTGAGTCTATATCTCAGCTGGATTTCTTTGCGCGTAAAAGCCATGACATCGAAACCTCCAATTTGGTCGAGGCGGCCAGACTCGAACTGGCGATCTCAGCTTCCCGAAAGCTGCGCGTTTCCTCTTCGCTACGCCTCGAATCTTAAACGGGACTGGGGAGGCGCGCACTACCCAACAGGTGTACTTTGGCTTTCGCCTCGGTTCTCGCCCGCGGTTTTACGCCTCCCTGCCCCTCTCTGTGTGGTATGTGGAAATTGGTGGCAGAGGCGAGATTCGAACTCGCAGTTCCCTGCTCCCAAAGCAGGTGGGATAGCCGTTACCCTACTCCGCCGAAACTTGGGGTAGAAGATGGGAGTCGGACCCACTAGAACCTGATCCACAATCAGGCGCCGCACCGTTTGGCTTCATCTACCATTGGCGGAGACGATGGGATTCGAACCCACGGTTTGCTCATAGACAGTGAGCCGAGGACGGCCACTCCTCTACGCCTCCGAACTTTTTAGTGCCCGCCGCAAGCGATCGATTGATTCGCTTCCATCGTCGCCATACGAACATGCCGAATCGCAGAAGACTGGTCCGCGCTCACTGGCGTGTTCGCCACGATCGTGCGCGCGAAAATAAGCGCCGCTTCGCGGATGGCAAGGTACTGTTCGTTCTGCCCCTCGGTGGGCTTGTGGTACGTAAACCAGTTCTTCAAATTTTGTTCCGTGATTCCCTGAAATCCTGGCGCTGGCATCGGCAAAGCTCCCTTCAGATTTGTCATATCCGCCCCTTCTACAATCTAGCGGGCCGAAGCGGATAAATTGGTCCCTGTGCGCGCCCGACCATCGCACTTGACCTCGCTCGTTGACGCTAAATACTGCGTCGATCTTGGTGGAGGCGACCCGATTCTAACGGGCTTTTGCTCGGTGCAAGCGAGCCGTGTTCACTTTGTCACTACGCCCCCATTGGCAGGGTTAGCCGGATTCGAACCGGCGTCTCAAGAGTGAAAATCTTGGATCCTGGGCCGTCTAGACGATAACCCCGAAAAGAGAATTGCACAGCGCTTGCTGTTTTGCAACTTTTTTTAGGCTACTGGCTTTTCTGACCCGCCGTCAATCGCCACTTGCTTCTCCGCAACCTTCGCAATTTCCAGCGTAGCGCGGCGCGCGTGTTCTTTGTTCCACCGCTCGGCGTACTTCTCTGGCGTCACACCGG